GGCAGCAACACGCCGGTGGCGATCCTCGCGGATACGGTCGATGCGACCGTCAGCCCGCAGATGGTGGGCGCCTACTTCATGGGCGAGTTCAACGCGCTGGCGGTCACGATCGATCCTTCGTGGACGATGGCCGACATGTCCGTCGCGCTGCAGCCGCACGGCATTCACCTGAAGGGTCCGGTCCCCGCTGCCGACCCCGTCAACCCCACTTAATTTCGTTTCGTTGGAGTAGGAGCCTCGTCATGGCACTCGCCCCGCAGTTCCCGTTCGATACGGTGGGCTTGATCGCGGTCGTCCCGAACCTCAAGCGCCCGGTTACGTTTTTGCTCGAACGGTTCTTTCCTCGAACGGTCATGAGCGACACTGAATTCGTCGCCATTGACGTCGATATCGGCAAGCGGCGCATGTCGCCGTTTGTCTCGCCTTTGGTCGAGGGGCGCCTGGTCGAGCAACGGCGCATTCAGACCAACGTGTTCAAGCCGCCCTACATCAAGGACAAGCGTGCGCCAGACCTGCGCAAGCCCGTCCGGCGCATGATCGGCGAGCGTATCGGTGGCGAGTTCACCGGTCAGGAACGCATGATGGCGAACCTGGCCGCCGAGATGACCGATCAGCTCGACATGATCAATCGGCGCATGGAGTGGATGGCGGCGCAGGCGCTGCAGACCGGGACGATCACCGTCTCGGGCGACGGCTTCCCGACGCAGCTGATCGACTTTGGCCGCGATCCTTCGCTGACCGTGTCGCTGACCGGGACCGCGGCTTGGACGCCCGGCAACGTGCTGAACGCCTCCGGGGCACCGGGCACCGCGACGCCGGTGCTGAACATCGAGACCTGGCAGCACAACATCCTGAAGATGTCCGGCGCGCAGGTGACCGACATCGTCTTCAGCACCTCGGCCTGGACCGGGTTCATTCTCGATCCGATGCTGCGTGGCGCGATCTACTACCCACGCCTTGGCGAAGCCGGCAACGCGCTCGATATCGGTGCGCAGATTGCGTCGGGCGCTGTCTACAAGGGTCGCTGGGGCCAATACGATCTTTGGCTCTACAACGAGTGGGCGGTTGACGAGAACAACGTCGAGCGTCCGCTTATCCCGGACGGTTCTATCGTCCTGGCCGGCCCAGACCTGATGGGCACCCGCGCCTATGCGCAGATTGTCGATCCCGACTTCAACTATGAGGCGTTGCCCTACGCGCCGAAGACCTGGACCGAGAAAGACCCGGCGCAGCGCTTCATCATGATGCAGAGCGCCCCTGTCGTGATCCCGTCCCGCGTCAACGCGGCGATGTCGATCCAGGTCTGCCCGCCAGTCCTGAACTGATCAGCGCCCGACGCTGAACCGGTCAGCGTCGCCTTCGCGCCACGCAGGAGACCCCCATGGCAAAGACCCCATCGAGAGCGGCGCCGTCCGATAAGGACGATCCCGATCAAGAATTGCCCGATGAAGGCACGCCCGGCACGCCGATCGATCCTGGCACGCCGCCTGGTGAAGGCAGCGGAGGGACCCCGATCGATCCCGGTTCGCCTGAAGGGCCGCTTACCCCTTCCCTGCCCGCTGCGCCTGCCGAGGGCATGGTTCGCGTGACGGTCGCCGAAGGGCGGGCCATCCAGTACCACGTTCAGACCGGCACCCGCATAGAGAATGGCAATACCATCGCGCTCCTGGCGAGCCGCACAGCGCTCCCTGGCCAGATGGTGGATGTCACGGACGAGGATTATCGCCATCTGTCGGCAGCGGGATTCCTTCACAGGCAGGTGCCTCCGCCGCCGCCGACGCCCGAGCCGAAGCTGGCCGACGACAACCGGGGCCGCACCACGATCAACGGCGACGACGGCAGCGTAGTCCGCGCCGGGCGCTGAGCCGTGATCGACTGGGACGGCCTGGTCATCGGACCGACCGTGGCGACCTTCGGCGAGCCTGTGACTTACACCACCCCGAGCGGCACGCTGCTGATCACGGGCGTGTTCGACGAGGCCTATATCGGCCTCTCTCCGTTTGGCGCTCGAGCCGGTGCGCCTGAGCCGCTGGCCATTGGCTTGGTTGGCTTGATCACGACCGAGAAGCCCGTGCTCGGCGTGCAACTGTCTCAGTTCCTCGGCGATCAGCCGGATCAGAACGACACAGTCATCATCCGGGGTAATACCTACGAGGTGCAGGAAGTGCGCATCGACAGCCACGGCTGGGCGATGCTCACACTCAACCTGCTGTACACCCCCTGATGCTGATCGACGGCATTTCCCGACTGCAGGTCATCGAGCTTGCGGTCAACGCGGTGAAGAATGCCAACACGCTGGCCGGCATGAAGGTCTTCGACTTTCCCGACTGGCCGACGAAAACCGAGAGTTTCCCGATGGCGCTGATCAGCGCCCCGCGCGAGCGGAAGGAAGCGATCGGCATGCCCGGTCAGCTCATGTTCAACACCGTCGTCACCCTCGTTGTGGTGGCGCGCATCGTGGATCCCGTCAACGAGCGGGCCGGTGAACTGACCGACACGCTGGCCGAGCAGATCGTCAACGCGCTGATGCTAGATATGCCGCTGTATCACTCGGTCCAGCAGTATCGCGCGGTCGAGACCCATGTGGTCGTCAGTGCCGAAGGCCGCCAGCACACCGGCGAGGCGACCGTCTCGATGGAGCTGGAGATCTACCAGGTCTACGGCCCGGACGGTCCGCCGCTCACCAACATCACCGGCACGCTCTATCCGGGCGGCACGATCGAGCCCGACGGCATCGTCTTCTCCACATCATCGGGCGGGGCCTGAACCATGTTCGTGAAACCCAAGCTGTTCCAGCCGGACGACCCGGCGGAGAAGCCGCGGCCGCGCATCGTCCGCCATGAGGGTCGAGCCCAGGCGATCCCCGAAGCCGGCGCCGAGGTGCCGAACACGACGTACTGGTGGCGACGGTTGCGGGACGGTGACGTCGAGGAGGCGGCACCGCCTGGCACCAAAACGAAGGCAAAGGGGGAGGCAAGCTGATGGCGCTCGCGTTCAAGTATTTCCCCGCGCCGATGTGGAGGCCGTCCGGCTTCTACGCCGAATTCAATCCATCGCAGGCGAACACAGCGATCCAGCTGTGGAAGGCGCTGCTGATCGGCCAGATACTGGTCGGCGGATCGGCTGTCCCCAACACGCCCGTGCTGGCCTACAGCGCGAGCCAGGTCGCCGGCCTCTGCGGGCCCAACTCGATGCTGGCGCTGATGTATGCCGCCTATCGGGCGCAGGATCCGCAAGGCGAATGCTGGATTCTACCGGTGTCCGACAGCTCGGCGGGCGCAGCGGCAACGGGTAGCCTCCTCTTTACCGGCAGCGCCGCGGTCGCGGGAACCTTCCCGCTCTACCTGATGGGCGTCCCCGTGCCGGTCGGCGTAAGCGCTGGCGACACCGCCCCGACCCTCGCGGCCAACACCGTCGCGGCAGTGAACAGCACGCCCGGGGTCTGCGTCTCGGCCGCTGTGACGGCCGGCAACACCTCGTCGGTCACTTTCACCGCGCTCCACAAGGGCCTGGCGCTGAACGATGTGGACATCCGCATCGCCTACTACGGCGCAGCGGCGGGCGAGCAGATCCCGACCGGCCTCGCGGTGACGATCACGCCAATGGCGGGCGGCACGCAGAACCCGACGCTGACCACGGCGCTCGCCAACCTCGGCGTCCAGCAGTTCGACTTCATCGCCCTGCCCTACACCGATCCCGTCAGCCTGAACGCGTTGCAGTCGTTCCTGTCTGACTCGTCCGGCAGGTGGTCGGCCGAGGAAATGCTGTATGGGCACGTCTTCAGCGCCTATCGCGGCACGCTCGGTGCCCGCGCCACGTTCGGCAACTCCCGCAACGACCAGCACGCCTCGATCCTCGGCTTCTACGACAGCCCCACCCCGGCGTGGCTTGAGGCGGCCGACTGGGCTGCCGTGCATGCCTTGCGGATCAAGGTCAACCCGGCGGTGGGCGTCACCGGCATGGCGCTCGGACTGCTGCCGCCGCCAGTCGCCTCGCAGGACACCTCCGGCGAGCGCAACACCCTGCTGTTCGATGGCATCAGCACCTTCACCGTCGATGAATCGGGGACGTGCCGGATCGACCGCTCGATCACGACTTACCAGTTCAACACCAGCGGCCAGCCCGACGACAGCTATCTGTCGACCAACATCATGTTCCAGGCGACGTTTGTGGCCCGCTACATGGACAGCCAGCTCACCAGCCAGTTCATCGACGCTGGCCTGATCCTCGTTGACGACGGCACGCCGATCGGCCCCGGCTCGCCGGCGACGACCCCGAGCCTGGTGCTGCAGGCGGCCGTCGCGATCTACGGCTACCTCTGCACCGAATTCATCGTCCAGGACGCCGACACCTTCGCCAAGGCAGCGACTGCCTCGAAGGGCGCCAAGGGCCAGGTGCTGCTGTATCTGCCGCTCGATTTCAGCGACCAGCTGATCCAGATCGCGGCGCTCTTCCAGTTCACGCAGACGACCTGAGAGGGGGCTGATCGATGTCGTCTACCCTGTCGCCCACCACGCCGACCAACCGTCGGCTTGCCGGTATCACCGTCTTTACGGTGAACGGACAGACCTTCCCGGTGACCGAGTTCGCGTGGGACCCTGGATCGCTCGAAGCCGAAATGATGATGTCGCTGAGCGGCGTCGACGGCTACAGCGAGAAGCCAGTCGCCCCCTACATCTCGGGGAAATTCCGCGACGGCAACGCGACCTCGGTCACCGGCTTTGTCGGCCTGCGCAACGCCACCGTCGTGGTGCAGCTGGCCAACGGCAAATCTGT